TGTATCGTTTATGATTCCTAGAAAAGACTGGACGTCTAATACTGTATACAACCAATACAGCCATCAATCTTCGGGTTTATTTGACACATCTTTTTATGTCAATGTCGATTCTGGCAGCGGGCATGATGTATTTAAGTGTTTAAGTAACGCAGGAGGAGCTAACTCCACCTCATCTCCTGATCTTGCACAAACTTCAGCAAGCGATGATATATACGAAACTTCCGATGGTTATCAGTGGAAGTATATGTACACGGTGACAAATGCCCAATTTACAAAGTTTGCTACCCAAGATTATATTCCAATAGTTGTTAATGCTAATGTGGTTGCTAATGCAGTAAGCGGATCTATTGATTTTATTCCAGTATCTTATCGTGGATCAAACTACGATTCTTTTACGAATGGAGCGTTTCAAGCCGTAACGGTTGCTGGTAACACACAAGTATTTGAGATACAGTCATCTGCTTCAGCCAACTCTAATTTTTATAATGGATGTGCAATTAAAATAGCATCAGGTACAGGAGCAGGCCAACAACGAACTGTACAAAACTATATTGTTAGTGGATCGACCCGACAAATTGTCATCGATACACCATTTACTGTCAGTCCCACTACATCTTCAACATACGAAATATCTCCTAACGTACTTGTCGTTGGAGATGGTACGGGGTTTGTCGGCCGAGCTTTAGTCAATTCAACCTCTAATTCAATTTATAAAATAGATATAACCCAGCGAGGTAATAGCTATACCCACGGAACTCTCACCTTTGTTGGTAATACGGGGGGAATTACAAATACTGCAATCGCCAACCCAATTATCAGCCCTCGTGGTGGACATGGAAGTAATGCTGCCGAGGAGCTTGGGGCTCACTATATGGGATTGAGCGTTACGTTCAATACAGCTGATGCTACAGCGAGCGGAAAAGTGTTCGATGTTAATGATTTTAGAGTAGTAGGAGTAATCAGTAATCCTCTCTTGGCCAATGTGGAAATGACATATACTGGATCTGTAGGAACATTTACTGTCGGAGAACAAGTATCTCAGGGAAATACTCTTGCTTCCGGACAAATAACATTTGCCAATACAACAACAATAAGAGTTACCAATGCAAGCACTGTAGCTAGTTTCTTATCCGGAAATGCGACGTATGGAATTATTACAGGAGCTAATACTGCTACGACAGCTCAGGTTGTCTCCGTACGAAACAATGGTAGTGCCAATTTATCAGCTAACGTTAGTTATATTAATCAAACAACGGTGTTAAATGTTTCAGCAGTTACTGGAACATTCTCGTCAGATGAAATAGTAACCGGTACGGGAAACACAGCAACATCAAATGCTGTCTTATATAAAGCTAATAGTTCAGTAATACACCTTACAAACGTTAGGGGTACCTTCGGAGGTACATTGACGGGCGCCAACAGTGGTGCAACTGCAACAATAACAACAACACGTCCAGGGGACTTTGTTGTAGGTAGCGGAGATGTTGTCTATATAGAGAATATTACCGCGATAAATAAGAATGCAGGCCAAACAGAAAAAATTAAAGCAGTTATCGAGTTCTAAGAGGAAGTCATGCCACTTGACAAGCAATCAACAACATTAGCCCAATCGCCATATTACGACGATTATGATCAGACAAAGAACTTTCATAGAGTTCTTTTCAAACCTTCCGTCGCTGTACAAGCCCGTGAGCTAACTCAGCTTCAAACAATATTACAGAATCAAATTGAAAGATTTGGTGATAATATTTTTAGGACTGGTACGATCATTAATGGTTGTTCGTTAACAACGGACGATCAGTATTACTACGTAAAATTATTTGATAATCAAGTTGATGGTAGTACATATACTCTTTCTGCTCTTAATAATACATTCATAACTCAATCTTCTTCTAATCTAACTGCTGTGTCTGTCAACTTTAAGACAGGTGGACAGCAAGCAGATCCTGATTTAAATACGTTGTATATTAAGTATTTAAACACTGGTACTGGAGGAGAAAAAGCCTTCAGTAATGGGGCAACACTAACAGTGTTTAACCGCAATTACCAAGTTGAGAATATTATTATCAACAGCGGAGGTACATTATATTCAAATAGTGATACAATTGCTTTTAGTGGAGGAGGAGGTACTGGAGCTGTTGCTGGAGTTACTACTTTTGCTAACGGTACTCTTAAATCAATTGAAATTACAACTGGTGGTAATGGGTATCTTACTTCTCCTACAGCTACTGTAACAACAAGCACTGGTTCTGGAGCTAATGTAACAGCATTCAACTATCTTGCTCAAATTGCTGTTGCCAATAATCAATATACTGCTCCTACTGGCCGCGGCTTTGCAATTAAAACGTCTGAAGGAGTAGTGTATCAAAAGGGTCATTTTATTCGTGTCGGAGAACATGAAGAAATTGTTTCCAAATATAATACATCTCCTAATAATGTAGTTGTTGGTTTCCACACAACAGAAGCTGTTGTTAATAGTAATTCAGATCAAACGTTATTAGATAATGCCAATAATGCAACAAATTATACAGCACCTGGCGCAGATCGTCTAAAACTTTCAGCTAATCTTGTCGTTCTCTCTACTGCTAATGCAGCATCAAATAATGACTTCCTTGCTCTTTATGAATTTGAGAGCGGACGGATTATTAAAGACAGAACCACAACTCAATTTAATTCAATCAATAAAGAGTTGTCCAAGAGAACATTTGAAGAATCTGGTAACTATGTAGTCGATCCAATCACAATGTATACGGAATCAAAAAGTGGAAATACAACTCATTTAGATCTTGTGATTGGTGCTGGATTAGCCTATGTTGAGGGTAACCGCGTTCAAATATACAATAACACAAAGATTCCTCTACGCAAATCAACAAACACAATTACCAATGATGCTCAAACAATTACTACCAACTATGGTGGGTTTGTTTATGTTAAAGAATTGCTTGGCAACTTTGATATTAAATTAGGAACAACCGTTCAGTTGCGTAGTGTGGCAGGAACAGATCTGTCCGATAATGCTGGGGGATCTCCCTCAACGCCTGGTGTTCAAATTGGTACTGCACAAGTTCGCTCATTAGCATTCGATGCTGGTACACCAGGTACACCCGACTGCCAGTATAGATTATACATTTATGATGTGAAGATGAGCTCCGGCTTTTCGTTTAAAGATGTAAGATCTATAGCAGTTTCGGGAGTAGGTATTGCTGATGTTGTATTAGATAGTAATAGTAATGCTCTAATAAATGACATTCAGTTTGATACGTTAATTTTTCCTACTGGTACGTTTGCTGTTCAAACCTTAACCAACGAAACGTTCATTAGTAGATCGCAAACTAACGCTGCATTTGCTGTTGGAGGAACACTAAGTGTATCTTTCTCAGGCGGCAATACTCTCCCATACACTGCTGGATCAACTTTAAATAGTGTTCAAGAGCGTGACTTCATTATCATTCCTCAAACAACTCTAGCATCATCTGTAAATAAAACTGGAACTGTTGGTACAACAAGCGGGGCTAATACTGTAACTGGTACTGGCACTTTATTTACAGCTGACTATGCTGTTGGTCAGTTTATTAAAGTCGGTACACAGGACCCACTACGTATTACTAAAATTGCAAGTAATACATCTATTACAGTAGCTAATAACTTCGGTGCTTCTTTGTCAAGCAACGTTCATACGCATGCCTATCCTGCTAATGTCCCTATTGATTTCCAAAACTTAAATGGCAAAACAATTGCGATAGATGGATCTCAAACTACATTAACTTTAAATATTGGACATACCTTAACATCGACTGGTACAGTTTCAATATACCATGACATTCAGAACGTTAGTCCAACCGTTAAAGTTAAAACAGTCAATAGTCCAGTATTTGTAAAATTATCAACAACCTCACTGAGTACTTCGGTGACTGGACCATGGTGTTTGGGTGTCCCCGATGCCTATGAGCTTAGTGCCGTTTATGTTGGTTCAACTAACACATATAGCAACACAACTACTAATTATGTAAATGAGTTTTTTCTAGACAGTGGACAGAACGATAATTATTATGGATTGTCGTTCTTGAAAAAGCGTCCCGGATCAACCCTCTCGCTCGCCAATACAAATAATTTATTAGTTTCATTAAGATCATTTGCGCATGGTGCTGGCAAGTACATTTCCACAGAATCTTACTCTTCTATTATTGATGATGTAACTGAACCATTACCATCAAATAAGATTCGTACACAAGATGTTCCCGTTTTTACTTCTCCTAAGACAGGCAGAGCAGTTGATTTACGTAACGTAATTGACTTTAGACCTATTTGTGCAAATACAGCAAACGCAGGTGCAACAGCGGTAGGAGGGGCAACCATTGACCCATCTTCTACAGTTACATTTGCTTCCGCAGAAAAATTCTTCCCCTCTCCTACAAGAGAATTTACTGCTAGTGTTAACTCCTATCTTGCTAGACAAGACAGGGTTGTTATTGATGGATATGGCCAAATTACTGTCACGGAAGGTATTCCAGCAAACAGCCCCTCTGGTCCTTCTGAACCTAGAGGCACGATGACTATTGGTATGGTCAATGTCGCTCCCTATCCTAGCTTATCTGCTAAAGATGCAGCCGATTCGGGTCGTACCGATCTTGGAGTTTTTATTACTCCCTTGCAAAACAAACGTTATACAATGAAAGATATATCAGATATCGATCGTCGTATTAATAGACTTGAATACTATGCACTGTTAAACACTCTCGAACAAAATACCAAGCAGCTTGTATTACCCGGAGAAGCAAACTCCTCTATCGAGAGATTTAAGAATGGTTTTTTTGTAGATCCACTAACAGATTACAATGTATCCAATTTAAATGATTCTGAATATAGTATTATTATTGATACTAATCGAGGAGTTGGCAGACCCAATTTCAGTGACGTTAAAGTCGATCTAGCTTATAATTCTGCTAATAGTACTAATACAGTACAAACAGGAGATTTAATAACCATTGCTTATACTCAGAAAGTTTTATTAGATCAGCCGATAGCAAATAAAGTACGTACTCTGGTGGATCAATATTGGAAGTATAAAGCAAACATAAGTTTATATCCTCCATTTGATAACTATTACGACATTTCACGTAGCGCTGTTTCTATAGCTATTGACATTGCAACTCCTCTTAATGCTTTAGCTAAAGCAACAAGTGACGCACTCTCTCAACTTAACGTATCTACCAATCTTGACAAAACAGTTAATATAGGAGCAGCATTTCAAGTTGGAACAAACGGAGACAATGATGTATTTCAGCAAAACGTTGAAAAGACCATTACCGATACAAAAGTTAAAATTAATCCTGGTCAACAGCTTATCTCCAAGCAAGATTTAGGAGATTATGTTACCGACTTTACCATGAGGCCTTATATACGGGAGCAAAGAATATTTTTCTTTACTGCTGGATTACGCCCTGGAGCTACCCATTTTGTATTTTTTGATAATAAAAATGTTTCAAGTTCGGTAACGCCCGCTACACTAAACACATTTACAAATGTCAATGAAAATTCATTCACGATTACTGGAGCAAAGGGAGCCACTCTCGTAGCAAGTGCAACGGGACAACTTGCTGGCCATATTGATCTTCCTGGCGGTACATTCTTCGTCGGTGAGCGTAATATTGTTATCATGGACGTCGATAACGTAGCCTCAGAGACTTCTGCTTCTTCAAAGGCAGTGGCCTCGTTTGTTGCTTATGCATATGGAGTAAATAAAACTAATTTATCCATATCAACCAAGACGGTTGATGTGACATACGATGGTTCGTTTACTGTAGGTAATTATACTAATACATATGTCGTTTCCGACAAAGTTACCTTCGAGCGTCCAAGACCTAACCCAGATCCACTATCACAAACGTTCAAAGTACAACGTCAGCTTGCTGATACCGATGGTGTATTTGTAACAGGTGTCGACGTGTTCTTTAAAACAAAGGACTCTACAAACGGTGTCACTCTTGAGCTACGAGAAACAAATAACGGTGTACCTTCTCACCTTATCGTTCCGTTCTCTCGTACACGATTACCAGCTGCCAATGTGAATATTAGCAATACAGCTAATTCTGCTACAACATTTACATTCCAATCTCCTGTTTACTTAAAGACAGAAACAGATTATGCTATTGTTATCTACCCTGATGCAAATTCACCAGAATATCAAATATGGACTGCTGAAACTGGAGTAAAGGATGTAACAAATCCTTCTCTAATTAGTAATCAGAACTGGGGTATTGGTACGTTGTTTTATTCAACTTCCGGCTCAGCTTGGACACCAGTACAAGATGAAGATTTGAAGTTTGTAGTTAGACGAGCCCTATTCAATTCTCTAAGCGGTACAGCAAAATTACAAAATGGAGATTTTGAATTTTTAACATTGGCTAATACTGAAGGAAACTTTGTGGGTGGCGAGACGTTAGCTCAAATGAGTAACACATATTTAACTGGTACGTTCACGACCAATACCTTTTTAAATACTGTTACAACAAGTACAAGTCAAACCGGATCGTTAATTGCCGGAGATAATGTTCTGTTTATTTACTCAAATAATCAAGTACAATCTACCGGTAATATAGATGTTACTGCAGTCACAGTATCCAATGGGGGAGGCCAAACAACTGCCTTTACGACAGACTATTCTACGGGAGATTTCATTCGTATTGGGAATGAAATTAGACAAATTGTTGCTGTTACAAATTCAACCTCAATGACAGTGGATGCGCAATTAGGTTCAGCAGCTTCTAATTCAACACATTTCCGCATGGATCCTGTATTTGATGTTAGTCGAGTGACGTCAGCAAACTCATCTACAATCACAATTAATAAGGTGCCAAAGCTAAACAGCAACGCGTCAATTATCGTTAGCGCCCAAAAAGTTGTTCGTGGAGTAGTAAGCGCTTATGATTATGGTAATAATAAGATTTATATTAGCTCTTCAACATCGGCTAACGATACCTTTAAAATATTTACATCCAATTCGTCATATCGGGGTACTATTGTAGGGGATACAAGTTTAGCGACTGGAGTTGTTTCTTCTGTAGATAACATACAAGTTAATATATTCAGACCGTTGATTAATGCTCTTCAAGTGCCAGGCACTTCTGTTTCTTTGAATGGTACATTAACAACTAACTCTGGATCTACAAATACAAAATCTTATTCTTTGACTTCTTCCAACAAGCTTGATTTGGGGGATGATGCTCTTATCAAGAGTAAGACGAATGAAATTACCGGTACCACAATAACAAAATCCTTTCATGCTGATTTGCTAATGTCCGGGGCCACTACAGACATATCTCCAATTGTTGATATAAATCCATCAAGTGTTATACTTACTCGGAACTTGATCAACAACGATTCAACTGGAGAGACGGGTCGTTTTGGTAGCGCTCGATCAAAATATGTTTCTAAGCGAATTGTATTAGCGGACGGATTAGATGCAGAAGATGCTAAAGTGTTTATTACTGCTTATAAACCAAACGGTACAACAATTGAAGTATATGCTAAAATTCTTAACTTCACTGATGGCTCTGCCTTTGAAGATAAAGATTGGACTGAATTAGCACAAGTAACATCTGGGGGTGTATTCAGCGATTCATTGAATGAAGAAGATTTCAGAGAATATGAATTTACATTCCCGAAAACTCCTCCATCGACATTATTGTCCGGCGTTGTAACCACATTTTCTAACACAACTATCACTGGTCTTGATACCACATTTACCTCAACATTGGCAGTAGGAAATTTGGTTAAAATTGTTAAGTCTAATCCAGAAACGGATTATGATTTAATCCCTGTGACAGCAATAGCTAACAATACTTCTTTAACTGTGGCATCTAATATATCGTTTACTGGAACTGGTAATAATATTGAACTGGTAACACAGAAACAAGCTGCATTTAAATATACGCGTAATAATTATATTGTTCGTTATCACGATTCAAACGGCGCTGCCTTCGATACATACAAATATCTGGCAGTAAAGATTGTATTATTATCTCCGTTCAATTACTTAGTGCCAACGTTAAATGACGTACGTGTGTTGGCGGTATCTACATAGGTGAGGGATGCTTATCAAAACAAATGATGCCAGCTTTATGCGTGATGAAGATAATACCGCGCTGATAAATACTAATAAGACAGCATATGACTTGTACAAACAACAACGTAGTACAATCGTAAGTAATCAAGCATTGAAGGCTGAGGTTGATATGTTAAAGCAAGACCTCAATGATATTAAACAACTTTTAGGACAGATAGCACAAAATGTCGGTATCAATCGCTAACGTAAATTTATCTACAGAGACATTTCAAAACTGGTTGGATAAAACCAATCAAGTTTTAGATAAGGTATCTACTGTAGTTGTCACTACTGCCGCTAATAGTGCAGGAGGAACAACATCTGGTAATGGCAATATAGTTGGAATATTTTCCGCCAACGTGATTGCTGCTGGAGAAAGTTTACGGGGAGGAAGTGTTGCAGCTGCTGCAAATTTGAGCATAACCTCGAATGTTGTATTTTCCGGAGCAAATGTCGGGGGTGCCGTAACCCACTTCAATCTTACATCTTCCAATGTCGTATTAGATTCTGCAGTCACTACAATTAGTGGGGGCACGCTCACCGTCACTTCAAACGCCAACTTCAAAAGCAATACAATCTTTATTAATACAGCTGGTCGTTTGGGAGTCAATACCGGATCTCCTGATGCCACATTAGCTGTAGTTGGTACCGCAAACGTTTCAGGCAACTCTAAATTTTCAGGAACTGTTACGCTTGGAGCAAACGTTAACATTCAAGCTAATACAACCTTAACTCTTTCCAGCGTTCCTAATAGCGGATATTTGTTCTTTGGTAACTCAATATCGGGATCTCGATATCTTGGGTATGATGCTACTCAGTATGTATTTGCTACTGCTAACGTAGAAGTGCAAGGCACGTTGATTGCGGGCGCAGCTGCAATAAGTGGAGCTCTTACGACAGGCAGTGCTACGCTTGCTACGGCTTTAGCAATTGTTAGTGGAGGTACAGGATCAAATAACGCATCTGGGGCTAGGACTAGTTTAGGGTTAGGATCACTTGCTACATTAAACTCTATTACTTCAAGTCAATTTGCAGCCACAACAACTCTCTTAATATTAGATTCTGCCGGATCTACCCTCAAAACAATACGCAGTCCTTCGAGTTAATTATGGCCTTTCGACGACCTTTATATAATGATAGTGGAAACATCCGGGAAATGACGGATGGTATGATTGCTAATATAAGCACGCAGATGTTTTGGTTATATATTAATAATCCTTCTGTTGACGTACAATGGGTGAACTCAGGAGGCAATCTTGGTACTATTAATGATACTAGGATGACTGCTGGAAACTATAATACTAATGCCAGTGGTTTTTCTGGCGAGGGCGGTACCGAAGAACCAGGTACGACTACGATATCATTTAGCAGACTCAATCAAGCAATCGCCTCATTGTCTACCCCTGACAACACAAACAACAGACGTTTTCCAGCCTATTATACGACAAGTAGCGATGTGCGATCAATGTCGTTACAAGATATGCAAGACACGTTCGGAGTAGCTGCAATAAATAGTTTGACATCAGGGGGAGGCCAAATTTTCACGGTATCCACAGGTCAACCTGCAGGATACAGCTTCGTCAATGGTAATCCAATATTTACTGATACTAGGCCTGATACGGGAGCATATAGTGCTGGTGAAATTCCCGAAGCTCTAGATCAACCGTTCACAGTTGCTAATTACTATCTCAATCGAAGAAACAATAGCTCTCAAGCATACACATCTCCTATTTTTGTAAATGGTAGTGGGGATTTGCAAGTATACACAGAAGGTACTTTTAATCCAATTCTCCAGGAAATTATTCGCTTCATGGCTACAGACGTTGCTGGTTATAGAATTAGATATAGCATTAACGG